GGACATCTGCGAAAGCAGGAGCGTACGTCAAGTACAATGCCGATGGATGTTTTGAATGATATGCTATTTAGACAACTACAGTTTCTAGAATTGGTGCTAGCAGAGATACCACAGGAACAGCTCAAAACTGAGTACTCCATAATGATCCAGGAGCGTATCGTGGAACTTGATAGAATTCTTTATAAGGGAGGTGTATAGAATGGGGGATGATAGTATCCACGGCGAGATTTCGTGGAACCCTCAATTGGAGAGGTATTTTCGTGATACAGGTGAAAAGGCACATGCCCTCGCATGGGCGCACAAGAGAGGTGAAGAGACCTATTCACAACACAAGGCTTATATTGACCTACCGGTCATTATACTTTCTTCCGTCGTTGGTTTTTGCTCTGTGGGGTCGCAGAGCATATTTGTTGGGGTTCCACAAACTGGCTCCCTGGTTCTAGGTGTTGCGTCTCTTGTTGTATCTGTTCTAAATACTGTTGGATCGTATTATGGGTTCGCAAAAAGGGCTGAGGGTCATCGCTTGGCATCAATTCAATATGCTCGGCTCTTTCGCTTTCTGAGTATTGAATTGGCTCTTCCTCGTGAGGAGAGGATGACTGGTCACGATCTTCTGAAGTATACCAAGGATGCCTACGAAAGGCTACAGGAAGTGGCTCCATTAATACCTCAGATGATTCAAGACGAGTTTCATCATCGCTTTTTTCAAGAGGAGGCAGTCCAAATAGTAACACCAAGTCAGCCTCGGACCCCCCATACACCGATGGTGTTTTCATTAGAAACGAATAGACACGAGAAAAACCTACACCCACCCCTACCTTTGGCAGAGGCAGGTCAGTAGTTTTTTTAACCCTGATTTTTTTCTTTTCACTAAATGGGTCTACCTTGTTAGACCCCGACTTAGAAGAACCACGTATCAATACCTGCCGAAGACAACCCATGGGTATATTGGAGAGTTGTGCTAGTTGTTCTAAGTCTAGATGAGCCTCCTCTGCTAGATGGTACTTTTCATTGAATTTCTGCCTATTGGTTTTCATCTAACCAATCGCTAGAGATTATAAAAATAAATCAAACGGAATAATAGATGCCATACCTATTGAAGATACAACCGGCGAAAGATGGAGTTCATAAATATAATGCTCTTTTCAAAACACACGATGGAGATTTTAAAACTGTACCATTTGGCCAGAGAGGAGCCTCTGACCTGACAATACATAAACAACCATTAAGAATGCGAAACTACCTCGCAAGACATAAACCAAGAGAAAACTGGGATGACCCTATGTCTGCTGGAGCATTGAGCCGTTGGATATTATGGTCTGCCAATTCTCTAAAAGAAGGAGTGGCAAACTATAGGAAACATTTTAGAATGAAGAAAGGGGGTAGTATTATGTCATCAACACCTACCGAAGGTACCACTGGTAGTGGTTCTAAAGAAGAACAAGAAAAGGATGAAGAAATCCTAGAATACCCTTTATCAGATAGTGATATCAAAGAGATACTCCCTGGCCTCAATGTAATTTCTTATCCTGAGTTGAACGATATGAGTCATATAGATCAGGCTTTTGATAAGGAGGGACGCTGTATGATTTTGTATCTAACCGAGGACGAACATACAGGGCATTGGGTGTGTATGATAAAGAAGGGGAGGAACGTGGAGTATTTTGACCCATATGGGGGGTACAAACCAGATGGGGAAAGCAAGTGGCTCTCAAAGGATAAGCTAATAGAACTAGAACAAGACTACCCCACATTATCAAAACTACTAAGTGATAGTAAATATAATGTCAGTTGTAATCCACATAAGTTCCAAAAGGAAAAAAACGACATAGCGACATGTGGCAGACATTGTGTATGTCGCATGTATTTCAAGAACTTGACGCTAGATGAATACAAAAAACAAATAGAAGATTTTGGGACCAGTCCGGACGAGTATGTATCGGCCTTTACTTTCAGATGGCTAAAACATTAGCAGAATGATTCTTTGCGTGGTATGTAATTAAAAAAAATCTTAGAGTTATATAGAAATGAGTAGTTACGCATTGCTACCTAACTCTAGATCAGACCCTGACAATATTTACTATTCAGCAAATATTATCAACAACAACACCTCAACAGGAGGAACCTTGGATGACCCTCCAGCGATATTCAATGAAACACGTGACGCACCAATCCTTCGTGATGCTAACGATTTTACTGTATCTGTTTTGAAGGTTACAATAAACGGTTCTGGTAAGATTTTACCTATTTTTATACCACAAATAAAACCTGGAAATATCGCTCTTATTTATGGTGTCACTGGAGCAACGTCATCTGGTGAGGATCCTGTGGCCTTTCTTACATATACATTACCATCTACATATGGTCTTCAAATAGGCGACAGAGTCACCATAACTGGTATAACTGGCGATGCCGAGCAGTTGAAATATAATCAAACAGGACTAATAATTACGGCACTTTCTCCCACGGTATTATCCGGTTATTCAACCACAGAGGGGCCATCTGATGCGACAGTAATAGCGCCCGCAGAAGGTATGACTGCCATTATAACAACAGGTCCAGCCCCAAAAATTGTAGGAATTACCAGTGCTACTTGTACGACAGCTGGAGGTGGAGTTGGTGCCACATTAGTTTATGTTGTTGGTGATGTTTCTAAACTTGCTGTGGATGATAGAATATCAGTGGCTGGTTTAACAGGTACAGCAAATCAGATCCTCTTCAATCAAGCGAATATGACAATTACAGAGATTGATACAGGTGCTAACTCTATTACAGCATTATCTACTGGACTATCACCAGGAGATGCTGGAGCGGACCAAATCGCCGTAGCACAGGCATTGGCGACAATAACAAATATTGGTGTTCTAGAGTCAATTAATAATACTATTTATTCTATCACAGTAAACGCTGCTATATGGATACCAGGTGAGGAATCAGGAGGTGCTGAAAAGTTTGTAACTTCAGGTCCTGTTTTCGTTCAATGGATACCCGAACTGTTTGATTTGGGAACTCCTTTACCAAGAGGTAATTCACCAACCCAAGAGGAGACTGATTATTATTATCTTTATTCTTATAATCATTGGGTTGTTCTTCTTAATTTAGCACTACAGGCTGCCTATAATCGCCTCCAGGCATATGCCGATGTGGCGCTCGCTGACTACGTATTGTTAAATAGATGTCCTACCGTGGAGTATGATGAAAACAACAGAAAGTTTTCATTCTACACAGATACACTTGGAACTAACTGGGGGTTAACACAGGGACCACCTACGGTCGCAGGTCTGGGTCCTGATGGCACGAATGTCCTTCCAACAGACGTAGGTGAGGAGTTTATGTATGTGGGATATAATAATAATTTTGATCTTCTAATGACAAACTTTGATACTCAATATTTTGGACTAGATCAGATTGTATGGGGTACCGATGTTTCCGGCCCAGCTGGTGAAAGCACAACAGTATACCTACCAGAGAATACATTAATCGTTAGAAACAAGACAGGGACAAATGTTCAGACACAAATCAATCCTGCTACTGGTCGTCCATACACTTCTCCTCTACTTTCATATGTTACAACGCAGGATTTCCAGAGTCTAGATACTATATGGTCACCAGTTTCATCCATTGTTCTTGTTACAACTCTCATTCCTATTCGTAGTGAGTTTGTATCAGCCCCGGTAACCCTAGGAAAAAGTAATGTCCAGTCCGGCGGTACAAGTGGAACGTCTTCTTTCCAGACTGTATTGTGCGATTTTAACGATGAAATAGCAGGTGAGAATTGGCGTGGTTTGATTACTTACGTGCCTGAAAATAATCAGGTATCATTGACAACATCACACCAGGAAGTAAAATCAGTTGATTTTAAGATATGTTGGAGAAATCGTTTGACAAATCAATTAATACCTTTACTCATCCCGAACACAGGATCAATTCTGGTACGCCTACTTTTTAAGAGAAAATCATCAGCGTGATAAATCACTACGGGTTGTTTCCGTATAAAAATAAACTGACACCTTAGTATAAATGGCTTCCGAGGTTACTAAGGTGTCAATTGTGGATTCACGCATTCTCCAATCAAAACCCAAGTTCGCTGTTGAGAAGGGTCCTCTTTCTCTTACTAATGTTCCTTATCGTGCGATCACGAACTCCCAGTCCCAGATGACTTTTAACATTATTGTTCCTTCCGAGTCTGTCTTTATTGATCGTGCTGTGGATTGGCAGGCAACTGTTTATGGTTCAGTTGATTTGACGCTCTCAGGTACGGCAGTCGCTGCCCTTCCCATTTGTGTATATGGCCGTGACTGCGCTCTTGCTCCATTCCCTCTTCACCAGTTGTGTGCCACTATGTCTGCCACTATTAACGATACTACAACTGTTGTTAATACCCAGGATGTTATGAACTCACTTCTACGGCTCACGGATTACAGTAAGAATCGTAAGATACGCACATGCCCTAATATGTTAGATACATATCAGACATACCCAAATACCGTGGCTTCAGCACCAGATGTGAACTATGCCACTGCTCTTAGAGCAGCACGAAACGGCCTTCTAACGAATAGCCCTCTTGGTGCCTTCAATCAGGAGCATGGTCCAGACCAAAAGCCCAACGGTTCATGGGGTGATTTCACATGGACTAACTCAGATGGTGCTGTAAAGACGACAGGCGATGTTTCAACAGTTGCTGCTGGTACTACCACATATTCATTTAGCGCTTCAGGTGTGCCTATCTTTAAGGCAGGTAGCGTTACATCTGCTTCAGTATATCGTCTCTATTTCCGCTTCAAGTCCACTGAGCGCCTACTCATCTCACCATTCATCTTTGCTGATGATTGTGAGGTAACCACTGGTCTCTTTGGCATCCAGAATATCCAGCTCTTGATGAACTTCCAATCTCCTCTTGGTGGTGGTCGTGTTCTTCGTTTCGCTCCAAGTAATCCTTTCGCAGATCAAGATTTAGCTGCTTCCCTTGTCCCCTCAAATCAACAGTTCCAGAATGTAAATGCTGGAGCGCCTTTTGCGAACCCTGTAGTTAATATTCAATACCTAACACCATCTCTTGATGTACCACTCCCTGCTAAGAACATCATCCCATACATGGATTACCCTCGTTACATCTCTCAACAGAATATTGGGTCAATTGTTGCCACTGATTTCAATAATAACTCCCTTGGCATTGCCACTGCTACGGCAACGCTCAACTCACAGACGATTACCCTCCCAGCCATTCCTGATCTCCTCATCATCTATGTCAAACCTAACACATATGTTACAAGCCCTGGAGGCTCTACCCCTGATCCTACACAGGCTGATTGGGTACTCCCCATTACAAGCATCTCAGTGAACTTTGATAACTTTGCTGGTCTCCTTTCATCTCACACACAAGAACAACTATATCGCATGTCTGTGCGAAATGGTCTTGAGATGGACTTT